AGAACTTCCTGAAGATTCTTATGATTGGATTAAAAACAATTTTACTCTTGACGGTCGTTCTTTATTTAACTTTTTAGATAATGCTCTTTGGGAAGAACTTCAAACTTCTAGGGCATGGATATATGTTGATTATCCAGAAATAACTGAAGAACAGTTTGATGCGATGTCTCCCGAACAAAAGATGAATATAAAACCTTATCCTGTAGTTATTGAAGCTGAAAATGTAATTAACATACACACAAATACTCATCCTGTTACAAGACAAAAAACTTTATCTAGACTAGTTACACGTTATTTAGTTAAACGTTATACGGCAGATAATCCTTGGCATCCTAACTATGTTGATACCGTTTGTGATCATTATTTAGATGAACAAGGAAAGCTTGTACTAGACTATTATGAACATGCAGATACTAACAACGAGATAAAAGTTCTTAACGGAGATATTAAACAGGATTATGAAGAAAGACTTACAGAAATAGGTTTTAAGAAAACTAATACTGTTCTTCCAACAATGTTTGGAGAAAGACTTTCCAAAATACCTGCGTGGCCAATTAACGGTCATTTAGAGCCAGTAGAGCCTGTATTGTTACCTTTGATTGATAGAGAAATAGCTTTATATAATAAAGTATCTCGAAGAAATCACTTATTGTATGGTGCAGCAACGTATACTCCAATTGTTCAATCTGATATGACAGATGAAGAATTTGAAGATGTTGTTAACTCAGGTCTTGGCTCTTGGCTAAGAGTAAGAAAAGACGAATCAATAACCGTTTTAGAAACACCCACTGCTGCCTTAGCTGATATGGAAAAAGCTATTATAACTACAGTTGATGAAATGGCTAAAATGGGAATTAGAATGTTATCTCCCGAACAAGCAGCTTCAGGAGTAGCCTTAGAAATTCGTAATGCTTCTCAAACAGCACAGCTAGGAACACTTAATGCCAAAGTATCAGGTACTCTTAGAGAAGTTATAGCATTTATGCTTAACTGGAAATATAATACTGAATATACTGCAGAAGACGTTGAATTTCAAATGTCTAGCGATTTTGCACCTATGGTTGGTGGAGAAGGCGCAATGCGTTTAGTTTCTGAATGGTATCAAATGGGAATTATTAGCCGTTCTACTTGGATTAATATTGCTAAGTATAATGACTTTTTACCTGCTGATTACAGTGATGAAGAAGCAGTAGAAGAAATACAAACAGATCCATTAACTCAACAGACAAATGTAGAAATGGATATTGAAGAATAACTCTAACTACTCAATGGAGTACTAGATGGATATTAATACAAAAATTTATGATAGAGTTGTAGATCATTTAACTGATGTACGATTATATGAAGAAAGTGTTCAATTACAAAATAGAAGAATTCTGCAAAGACATAGAAAGAAATTAAAAGTAGTTCTAAAGGAAAATATCAGGGCTGATGTAAAACCTGAAATTAGACGTTTTGGAAAAGAACTTTTAAATCATCAAAAGTCTAGTATATTAGAATTTTCTACGTCTCAATTAGATTTTAACTCAGATAATCTTAACAAAGAATTAAAAAACTTTTATAAAGTAACTAAGCCAAAGAGCAAAGAACTCTTGGCAGAAATTACAGGCCCAAATATAAAAGGTGTTAAATCTATTTCTGAAAATGTAAGGAACATTTCTTCAGGTGAATTAATCAGAATTCAAACAAAAGTAAAAGGGGGGTTAGCAAAAGGGCTAACTCCTAATGAAATTATAAGTGATGTTTTAAAGACAACTAAATTAACCGAAAATCAAGCTAGAGCGTTAACTAGAACTTCTATTACTAGTACTCAAACATTAGCTTTAAACAAGGTTGCAGAGTCTAATAATCATGTTATAAAGGGTTTTGTTTTTACTGCAGTTTTAGATGCTAAAACCAGCCCTATTTGTTCTTTTCATAATGGAAAAATTTACAAAATAAATGATAAAAGGTTTCAACCACCTTTACATTGGAACTGTCGTAGTTCTCTAGTACCTATTGTTAAATCTAAAGAAGAACTTTTAGAACAAAAAACATCTCGAATTAATAAAACTAATTTAAAGAAAAAGAAGCCAGAGTCTTTAACAGGTATTATGCCTAAGACTGAATCTTTTGGTGCTTGGTTAAAAAGGCAGTCTTTTAATACTCAAAGTAAAATATTAGGAACAGCCGAAAAAGCTAATTTGTTTATATCAGGTAGGCTTAAATATGATCAATTTATTACACCTAAAGGAAAAGGATTATCAATACAAGCTTTACGAAATAGAGCAGCTAACGCAACAGCAATTTATAATCCAAAACAAAAATTAAGAGAAGCAGACGTAAAAATAGAAGCAAATCGTCCTAGTTCAATTATTAGATCTCCAAGACATAAAGACGATATAAGACAATTATTTTTATTAGATTCTGATGATTTTTCAAAAACTTTTTCTCTTACAGATTTTAAAGGTACAAGTCTTGTTGGTAAGACAGCTTCAAGGCGCAGAGTTGGCAATGAATTTGATGAAAGAAATTTTAGCACAGATCCCCTTACAGGTGAAGTAAAAAACACTAATATTTATGATCCTGATTTTACTCTATATCAAGAAAGACTTGATTTTATGAGAAATAGTAAGCTCTTAAAACAAGATGAAAAAGATTTTATTGAATCTTTAGTAGCAGGTCTAGATGATAAAGTTTCTGTTAATCAACAAACAGTGGTCATTGAAAACTTAAGAGTTGTTTTTGAAAGATACGCAAAAGATAAAAAACCTTGGAATGATTTATCTGCAGTTTTAAGAGCAGAAAATAGATTTTCTGTTCAAAACGTTTCTAGACTATTAGATACAAGGTCTAGACGAAGATCTGAATTGTTTGTTAAATATTCTGCTGATGAAATTCCTAAAGTTCAGATTATGGGGGATTATTATACGTTTGATAATCTAATTTCTAATCAATTAAAAGATCAAAGATTTATTGATAATTGGAGAGCTAAAGCAGGTAAAAATTTATCTGAAAAAATTTATTTTAAAGGTCGTGCGCCTTCAAGATTATATTTTAAAAATTTAACTGAACATTATCCTTCAATAGAGACTTTTAAAAAAAATCTATTAGAAGATAACATGTATGCTAAAGCTTATAACAAATTTAAATCAATATATAATAGAGAACCTTCAGAATCGTGGATATCTCAAACATATTCTAGGGGTAGATCGAAAATAAGAAGCATAATAGATTTAGAATTTTTAAATCAAAAACAAAGAGTATCTAGTAACTTTTTTGATGATAAGGCTATCGATTCTTTAACAAATATCACAAAATTAATTGCTTCAGGTCAATCAACTGATTATGATGCTTTAGCAATAAATATTGGCAAGAGATTAGCTAAAGATTTTAAAGATGTAATTCCCTTTACTAAAAATACATTAGCGGATTATCATAAAGAAGGCTCAAAAATATTAAAGTTTTTACAAGACCAAGGAATAATAAGAGTTCAATTTAGAGGAAAAACACGAAGAGGTGTTTTAGATTTAGACACAGGTCGTGCTTCTGGAGGTTGGGGTGATACTATTTCTAGAGAAGTTCAAGTAATTAATAAAGATATTTTAGAACTACAAAAGGCAGAAAGACGAGTTACTATTGCTAGACGTCTAGGTATTACTAATGCTAGAGATAAACTCTTTGTTAAACCAAATGAAAAAGTTTATTTTGACGCTAGAGGTAAAAAAACAGGAATTCCTTTTATATCTAGAGATAAATTTTCTGACTATGATTCAAAACAAATTGACAGAGAAATGGCAGGTATGCTAAATCATGTTATGAATGTTGAGTATAGTGTAGATAAAGAATTTGTTTCTTTTATGGATGACGTAGTTAGATTTAGAGATCCCAGAGGTAATTCTAAATATTTTGATTCAATAAATAACTTTAGGCATGAAATTATAAATAGAGGTGAACAAGGCTACGGTCTAATGTCTACAGCTAAGTATCATGCTCAAAGAAATAAGAATTTTACTACTCCAGCATTTATTGATAGCAGAAGCAGGGTATACCACAGGGGATACTTAACACCTACAGGTGGTGAAGTTGCAAGGCCTTTTTTAAATTCTGGTAAGGCAATAAAAATGTCTCCTGAAGCTTTAGATGAATTAAAGATTCAAATAGGTGCCTTAATTGGCCCTGGAACTGAAGCTTTAACTCAATCAGGTAGAAGAGCCATCTTTAATAGGAATAAAGACAAACTTCTAGAATTAGGAGAACTTATTCAATCGCTAACTCAAAGAGATCGTAGGATACGACAATTTTTAGAACATCCTTTAATAAGAGGATTAGAAGGAAAAGAAGTTCCTAAAATGGCTCGAATGGCACTTGAATACTCTAGGATACAAAAACATTTAGATTCTGGAAAACCCTTAAATAGTTATAAAACAAAATTAATGATAGAAAATGATGCTAGTTCTTCTGGTGCTCAAATCATTGGTTTGTCTACAGGAGATCGGGCAGTATCTCAAGCGAGTAATGTTTTAGCTACATCTCAAAAAAATAGGCTATATGATTTAGTAGCAATAGATACAGTAAACGATCCAGAGTTTCTTAAGATCCCTGCTTTGCGTGATTCTAATTTAACTTGGGAAGACTTGGCAGCAGCAGCTAAAGGCCAGAATATGGTTGGATTTTATGGAGCTGGCTCTGCAACAAAAACTATGAGAGTTTCTAAGGGACTAAAAGAAGTTTTAGAAAATAAAGATTTTTTAGTTATTACAAAAGAAACATTAAATCCTAATCTCAGAATAGTTGATGGGCAAATTAAAGTAGCCGAAAGACTAGGTGCAACTAGCACTGTAGAAGAATTAAAACTTTTTAGAAAAGAATTAATAGAACTTATAAATAAAAATGAGCCTGTTGGAAGAACACTCTTAAAACAAGCGCAAGATATACATCCTGACGTTGGAGATTTTGTTAATAAGTTTACTAATACGAGAAAAGGTATTGTTGGTCCAAAAGAATTTTCAGAAATCTCTAGGATCATGTCAAAGAATTTATCTCAACGTGCGCCTGTTACTGATAATTTTATTAATTATTGGAAAGAGGTGGCCAATATTTTTGTAAATGAAACTAAAAAGGTAGATATACCTTGGGTAACATTTGATGGAAAAATTGTAACACAGAGATATCGCCCAAAATTACAGGAAAGAATTGAATTCAGAGATCCTGTAACTAATAGGCGAATAGTTAACATCTATGAAGCTAGTGCAGAAGACGGAAAACTTCTAGGAAAAAGTTCTCTTAATGATGCACGTATTGGTCTAGGTGTTAATGGAAATCACAGTAATGACGCTGTTATTGTAAGACGTTTCCATTTATGGGCGCGTAAAAACAACGTTGATAGTGGTACTATCCACGATGCTTTCTTTACTAATATTGGTGAAGCAAGGCGTGCAAAAGACGCTTTAAGAACCATCTATGCAGATGCTCTTGAAGGTGATACTATAAGAGAGACCTTACGTGAAATGCGTAGACAAGGTCTTTCTAAAAAATCTTATAATTATTTATTGCGTAAAGCAAAAGAACAAGGTTTAATTGACCCTGTTAATAAGATTACAAGAAAAGATATACTAGCTCCTATTAAAGAGGGTGAAGACTGGTATGGAATTGGACCATAGTTATTTGTAATGGCCTATGGAACTAAAATTAACGTGTCTGTGACACACTATAAATTAACTCAAGCTGTGCTTGAAAGGAAAAATTATGAGTGAAGAAGATAATAAGATTGAAGAATCAGTAGATGAAACAACTGAAACTAAAACATTTGAACAAGAATCTATTGAAGAAACATCTTCTACAGATGAAGAAAATAATGATCCAGTTGAACAAGCGGTTAATGATAGACTAACGAAAATGAAGTCTAATATGGATCGTATGGTAAAAGAGCGTGATGAAGCCTTAAAAAAAGCCGCAGAAATTGAACAAGCCCAAAAGCAAAGTGAAATTAAGCGACTTGAAGAAGAAGGTAAACTTACTGAAGCTCTTGAAATGAAACTTGCAGAATCCGAAGCTAAGCTAAAAGTATTTCAAGAAGAAAATACAAAACTTAACCGTGATAATGTAGTAAATTCTCAACTTGCGATTCTAGAATTTAGGAATGAACGTAGTCGTCAAATGGCGCAGCGTGATATTGTTGAGCAACTTGTTCAAAATGAAAATGGGTCTTGGTTACACAAAACTGGATCTTCTATAAAAGATTTTATTGAATCTTACTCTAAGAATGAAGATAATTCATTTCTGTTCCGAGTGAAAGCGAATAGCGGTGCTGGTAAAACTAATCCATCTGCTCCATCTAATACTGACGAAAAAAGTCTTTATCTCAGATGTCTACAGATGAAGTTTTAACTTTAGCTGCTAAAGGTCAACTAGGATCATTCAATTATTAAATAATAGTTATCTATAAAGGATTAAAATCATGGCTATTACAAACACTGACTTTCAGAACGTAGCTCTCGCTATTTCTGCTTACGCAGATGAGGCATATACAACTGAGAAAAAATTAAACTCCACAGATATTGTTGGCGCAAGAGACGATATCACAGATACAGGCGAATCATTTGTAGGACAAATGCGCTTTTATAAACCACTTGCAGCAAATATCAATGTTCCATCATTGTCTTCTGCTACAGATGGTACGTATACTGATATCTCAACAGATATTGCTAACTACGTAAAATCAGTACGTACATTCGGTGCGCAACAAGTTAACTTGCAAGAAGTAATTTCAAAGCAAGATGGTCTTGCTAAAATTGCTCGCGACTTTGCTCAAGTACGTGGTGATGACGAAGGTAATGCTCTTATGGCTTGCCTCAAAGGTGTTGCAGCTTCTGAAACAGGTCTTGGTGACAAGGGCGGTTCAGGTAACGGCGGTATTGTTGACTTTGATACAGACGCAGACGCAGCCAACACAGGTTTCTTTGTTGACATTAATGATGCTGGTCAATTTGGCGCAGCAGCGACAGGTACAAGTGACCAACGTAAACTTTTTGATGCAACTGCAACAGGTGCAGCAAGAGGTGAGCGCCTTTTCCAAGCTATTGGAATGGCATACAAGGATCATGAACCAGACTTTATGTATCTTGTAACTTCTCCTGAAATTATGGCAGAAATGCGTGCAGCCAACTTGGTTGACGAAACAATGATTACAGACGGTAACATGAACTTTAACACTATCTTTGGTGGTAAATTCCGTCTTGTTATGACTCGCGCAAGCCAACGTGCAACTACTGAAGCAGGTGATGTAAACGCACAATCCACTAAGTGTTCTTTTGTGATTAAGCCTCAGTCAGTAGCAGCAGCTAATGTAACTGTGCCTACTCCTGTAGAAGTTGATCGTAATGCAGCTTCATACACAGGTGGTGGTTCTACAAACGTTTGGTATCGTTATGGCTTTATCATGCATCCACAAGGGTATGATTGGTCAGGTGCTACTAACGCTTTTGCAACTAATACAACTCTTGGTGCAGCCGCGTCTTGGTCTCGTAAAATGGACGCACTAAACCTAGGCATTTTGCCTATCTTCCATTCATAAGATTTAGGAGGAGCTAATGGCTTTAGTTCTTAATACAAATAGCTACGTAACTACAACTGAAGCTGACTCATATTTTTCAACTCGTATTGATGCAGATGAATATATTTCTGCAGTAGATACATTGAAAGAACAAGCATTAGTCACCGCTACACAGCTAATAGATAATCGGTCGTGGATCGGTATTGCAGTTAGCTCTTCTCAATCTCTGGCGTGGCCTCGAAAGCAAGCAACTTACTATGATCCTAGAATGGGTCAGGATATTACAATTGCTGAAAACGAGCTACCCTCTCAAGTTAAAATTGCAGTTTATGAACAAGCTCTACATTTATTACAAAATGAAGATTTAATTGCTCAAAAAACTCAAACATTTGAAAGTATCTCTGTTGGTAGTATCAGCTTGTCTGATAGTAATGGTGATGTCTCTCGAACTTCTATTACACCTTCAATTATCTTAAAACCTTTAAGACCTCTTATTAGTAGAGGTATGAGTAGCAATACATGGTGGAGGGCTAATTAATGTCACTATCTGCAAAGGTGACTGCTGCTGTTAATAAAGCATTTACGGCTGCAGGTGATTTAGTTCAAAAAGGAACATTAACAAGTAAAAGCGTTTCTACTTATAACTTTGCGGCTAGAGCAACGGTTAGTACTAGTACTACAAAAGTAGTTGACGTTATTATACAAACTGCCCAAAGAGCATCAGGTGAAGGTTTTATTACTACTGCTATTATGCGGTCAGGAGAAGACCTTTCTGTTTATGATACTCTTACAGTAGGCACTAAAGTCTTTAATATTGTTGATTACAGCGACAACAATTTCATTATTGAAGCTCAATTAAGTAGAGAGGTAAAATAATGTTTGATGATGTATTAGACGATATTGAATCTGTTTTTGCTTCTAATTCTTGGACGAGTAGAGGTATCGATATTTATCCAGATAATTATCAAGGTACTATAAGCAATGAAACAGAATTTTGTAGGCTAAACGTACTACCAAGTAGCAGTGAAAATCATGCTTATGGTGGTAGCAATAAAGAATTGTCAGGACTAATTGCAGTTAAAATATTTGTTTCTGCAGGACAAGGACAGTCTAGGACAATGGCTATAAGTGATACACTTGATATTGTTTTACAAAATAAAAAATTAACTAGAGGAACAGAGTTATACACATCTTATCTTAATGTGGAAGGGCTAGACCCAAAAAAATCAAGCACTATACAGTGCAAGTTACATAATACCATTTAAAATTTATGGAGAATAAAAATGGCTCATATTACAACCCTAGGTGCTGGTATCTTTTCATACTTAGACATCTATTCTGGGAGTGTTGCCGCATCGGTCGATACAGCATCTGAATTTGCAGGCTTGTTTGTTACAGCAAACGCAAGTGACGTAAAACGTATGCCTTCTGTGCGTGAATTCCCTTCAATTGGTACACCTGCGAACATTGTTAACGTTCCAGTGTACGGACAAAACACATCATCACAGGTACAAGGTCAGGCTGACGCTCCTTCATTGGAAGTTACAGTGAACTATATTGCAGATGATATGACAGACTTCCATGCGCTAATTGGTACAGAAGTTGCGTTTAGATTTCTTATGTCTTCGCAATCTTGTGATCTATCAGCTAGCTTGGATACAGCTAACACTGCTTTGTCTTACGGTAATACAGAATTTTACTTTAGAGGTAAAATTGAAGCTATCTTGGTCAACCCTGCGTTGACTGATGCTACTACTGCGACTGTTACGTTGTCAGCACAGTCTGACTTCTTTGGTCCAGCAACATTACCTTAATACTATAATAATTTGGGGGAGTCCGAAAGGGCTTCCCTTATTTAGATATACATGAGAAAGATTATGACAGAAAAACCATTTAGTAAAACATTTGTTATGAGAACAACCTTCCGACATATGCGAAGAAGTGTTGATATTAGTATTCGTAAGAGTTTTGAACGTTTTCAAGACTTTGACAACGATTCCGCAATGGGCAGAGAAATTATGGAAACTCTAGATACATTGCACAAAGTTCGGAAAATGCTTGATGACTTTCAAGCTAATAACCCTGAGTTATTTACAGAAAAAGATAAGATTATTTAAGGAAATATTATGAAACATTTAGTTGGCAAAGAGATCACTGAAGAATTTGAATTTATGGGTGATAAAGTTACAGTACGAAAGTTAACTGTTAAAGAAGTTTTATCAGTTCAAAAAGAAATTAATACACTTTCAAAAGCTAAAGATGAATCTTCTCAGCTTAAAATTGTACGTGAAATTCTAAGGCGAACAGTTCAAGGCGCAGATAAAATGAGTGATGAGGAATTTGACAATTTTCCTTTAGGAGAGCTAACCGATTTAGTTGAAAAGGCCGTAGGGTTTTCTGGAATGGGTGGAGCACAAGCTGAGGGAAACTAACTGCTGAAGAAGAGACACTATACGAAATTGCTTATCAATTAAAAATTCCTGTTTATCAATTAGAAAGAGAAATGCCTTATGATGAATTAATCAAATGGACAACTTTCTTTAGAAGAAAGCCTGTTGGTTGGGATGCAGATCATAGAACATTTTTATTATTGAAAGCATGGGGTGCTAAAGGAAAAGCAGAAGAGTATTTTCCTTCTTTGAGACAAATTAAAGTAGCAGAAGAAGAATCTAAGTCTAGAACTGCAGGTAAAATAGCTCCATCTGGAAGATTCTTAGAGTTAATGAAAAATGCTAAAGACGGTGATAACTTAACTAATAGACCATGGGAAACAAAAAATGGTTAATAGAGTTACATTAGATGTAGTGAATTTTGCTGCAGAAATGAAAAGAGTTGAAAAAGAAGTTTATCGACTCGCAGACAATGATATTGAAGGCCGAATTATTTTTGCAACTAGAACTTTAAGACAAGTAACTCCTGTCGATACAGGTAGAGCAAGAAAAGGCTGGAAACATAGGATAGACAGAGGATTTGTTAGTGGTGAAACAATAGGTGGTACAATTTCTAACAATGTAGAATACATAGACATTTTAAATAAAGGTCATAGTAAACAAGCACCTAGATTTTTCATTGAACAAGTCCTGTCGCGAATAGGAC